ATAGCCATGATTTAGCTCCTTAGATGCCGACGGCGTTATTGTACGAATGGTAGCCAAAGTTCAGCTTAACGATGAACTCAACATAGGCACCAGCCGAGTTAGCGGTGTCAGGCACCACATCAACGATTCGCAATGGCAGGCTAGCAGTGGTTGCACCAGCAGCACTGTAGATACCAACTTTAGAATCGCCAGAAGTTGACGAACCTGTGTTCAACACCAAGCGGGCATTGCTGCCAACCATCGTTTGCCCCAGATAGGCAGGCAACAGGCCGGACGAAGTGTTGTTCACCGTAGTACCAGCAACGTTAACTGCTTTATACAGTTGGTCTGGATCATCAGCGATGAAAGCTACAATATTAGTAGCGCCAGAAACACCGGGCCAATACTGCGAGAACGTCAGTTGATTCGTGCTTGGGTTGATATAAGAACAGCCCAAGAACACACCAACAACACCAGCCAGAGGCGTAGCATCATCAGCAAGTGGGGAGTTCTCAATCGTGCCACCAGCTACCAGAGTAACCACGCCGCCATTATAGATAGCAGTGGTGTACGTAGTAGCGATAGGTAGTTGACGGGTTGCCCCGGCAAAAACCTGACCACCGATCAAATTGATCGGCTTCAGCCCGTAAGGGGCTGCAATAACAGGATAAGCCATATATAAGCTCCAATTAGATTATTTAACACCTTTGCCAAAGGACGTTGACGATTTCCGTTCACTAAAGAGCGGCATACGCGGGTCGCTTTGACGCATTAGGTTGTTGTCTACAGACTCCATCTGCATTTCCGCTTGGTTCTGGTAGTACGCATTACGCGCATCTACGAACTCAACAGGGGCTTTGCAAAGCATCAGTCCGCCGACTTCAACATTACCATTACTGTTTGCATGCAGCATAAGCTCGGCGTGGTCAGCGGCTTTAACCGGCTCCCAGCCTTCACGCATTTTCTTAGACACATTAGTCGCATCCGACTTACCTAAGATGTGCGTGGCTACCCAACGGAACTTGTAACCCGGCTCTGGAGTCGGATCAGGAAGCGTGCTAGGCGGCACATATACATACCTGCTTGTTTTTTCGCGTGTTGCTACGTCACGGGGGGTGCGGTTATCAGCCATTATTTGTCTCCAATTTAGCTACTTGCACAGCATATTGCTGCGGGGTTAGTCCGAATTTTTTAGCCAACGCAACTTGCGTTGCCGTTAAGCGTATTTTCCCTGCGCTCGTAGAACGGGCAGCAGGCGCAACAACGGTAGACGGTTTTCTGGCTGATTCACTAGGTTTTTTGTCTTCACTCTCACCGAATAGTTCGGGGAATTTAGACTTCATGCGACCATTAATTTGGTCGAAATATTCATCACCGCGAGGGTCAATGCCCCCGTTGACTAGTTTTTGGTGCAGCCCTAGAGCGTAGCTGGTGTATTCTTCAAACCCTGATGCCCCGAACCACTGGTTTTTTGCCTGCCAGCGCAGCGATTTCTCGTCCGGTTCAACCTGTTGGGGTTGTGATTGTGGTACTTGTACCTCAGAATAATCTTCTTGTAAAGGGGTGGCCTTATAATTTTTCACCTGCATCAGCCGCATCTTGGCTTCTGTCAGGGCCTCTTGGGCGGCAATAATGCCGTCCGTGTCAAACGCCTCTTGTGCATCCTTGTACTGGCGTCGTGCTGCGTCAAGCTGGGCTTGGGCTTCTTTGTTAGCCGTAGAAATGAACGCTTCCTGTCCAAAATTAACCGTCTGCTTGAGACGTTTATTCTCGTCGATCAGGTGTTGTGACAGCCGTTCTAGTTCTTGCTTTTCTCGTAACACAGCTTCTTTGACACGGCGCTCATCGTGCCGCGCATGTGTCAATTCTTTAATGCGAGTCTGTACCTTATCGGAATAGCTCTCAATCTCATCATCCGATGGATCGTCTACTTCTTTATCCAAAGGCTTACGACCACGGTCTTTTTCAGGCGTGTCGTCAATAATCTCAATCTCTACATCGCCCTCATCTTCGGCAACAGTTACTGTTTTGTTATCTTCTTGTTCATCGGGGAACTTGTAATCATCTGGCATTTATGGCTCCTTATGCGCGGGTTATCCCGCGGGGGTCTTGGACTACGGCATCTACTTGGTCATCATTAAGCAGACGAAACTCTTTGTTGTAAATCTTAAAACGGGTGCCTGAATAAGCGCGAACGAGCACGAAGTCACCTTTCTTACACCACGGACCCGATGGGAACTTGGTCGTGTCTTTGTACGCATCAGGGCCAACATCCACCACAAACAAAACGGTCGTTGAGTGCTCTTCCTGTTTCATGAACGGATCGGCTTTAACAATTACCGAGTCGTCGTATGTGTTAGACACGTCGGGCACTACGCACAGAATTTTCCAACCAGTTGCAGTAGGTAACGACTTAGCACGATCCTCAAGCGGGATGTCTTCGTCGGGCTTGTCTTTCGGTTGAATCATCTCCGGCATTTCAATGCCCGGAGGCAGTAACAGGTCACTCATCGCTCTTCTCCACTTTTTCAGCAAGGTCTAGTAAATAACGCTCTGCAAGGGCGAGACCTTGAATTACCCCGCATAGCTTTTGGTACTCTTCAAATGAGCGGCATGTGCCCCCCGCCAAGTCATCGGCGTAGTTGTTCATGTCGGTGCGTATTTGTTCGCGCAATACGCGTGCGAAGTTTTCGATCATTTAGGTGGTTGTCCTTTGTTATTTTGTTTAAAGGCGGCAATGTGTTTTAGAGCCGTTTGTTTTTCTTGCAGTTTTTGTTGCGCTTGGGTCTTGGCAATATCAATACCCATGCGGACACCATCACGTTCTTGCTGTGCTTCTGTCTTAGCTTTACTTTCTGCAATCTGTGCACCAACCTTGATTGAATTAAGCTCCAACGTACCTGTCATACGTTCGCGTTCGATGGCGAGCTTGTCCGCTTGTGCGGCTGCATCGAGCGTCATTTTCATTTCTTTGAGTTCCAAATCTTTTTGGCGCAGTTGCAAATCTTGCTGTTGCATCTGGATTACTGGGTCTTGCGCTTGTTGCTGCGCTTGCATTTGTGCTTGTTGCGCCTGACTCTGTTGCAGCACTTGGTGTGCGGCTTGAGCCATCATCTGCGACAAAGCAACTTCTACTTCTGGCGGAAGCTTTTCGTCTTCCGGCGGTAGTGCAATACCGAGCTGCTGTTCGATCTTTTGGCGGTACGCAAAACCAACGTGCTCGGCAATATGCGCCATCATGGCCGCTTGAATCAACGGAGCTTTCGGATTCTGCCCGATCAGTTGTGTAATTGTCGGGTCTTGCATAGCCGCAGTATGTACGCCGATATGCGCCTCGTGGTTCTGGTGCACAAACGCTTTGACCGGCTCACACTTAAAGATGTTCATGTTTTCGGTTACAGGGTCGCGTGGCTTCTGATCGTCCGGTAGTGGCACGAGTTTCTCCGCGTCTTTAATCCCCAGCACGTTCAACATGTTGCGATGTAGTTGTGGCAGGTCGTAGATGTCCGGTGCCATCTGCGCCATTTGAATAACCGCTTGGTACTGCACCACACGTTGTGACATGGTGGCGGCATTTGGGTCGGACACAGGAATAATGTCCACCAAGTCGTAGTCAGCCTTCTTAGCTTTACGGTTGCCGTACTCAGGGTCGTACGTGTAGTCGGGGTCTGTGTAGTCCCGAATGATATTTTTAAGCAGCTTAAGTTCTTGTTTAAGCGCAAAGTGCACACGCGCCTGCACAGCCGTCATCACTTTTAACTGGCGCTCAAGCAGTGCCAAGGTCGTACCGACCGGGGCCTGTGCCGACATATCCGACACGTTCATATCTGCGGTAGCTGCGAAGCGACGGCCTTCTTCTACGATGTTTTGCAACAGCGTATACAAAACTTGGCTTGGCTCTTTATATGGCAGCGGCAGAATACTGTCGCGGATATTGCCCGACGCAACGTCTACATCACGGAACTCCCCCGGACTAATCGGCGTGTCGTCGCCCTTAATACGCAGACCCCGCGCTTTAAGACCGCCCGGCAAATTGGAAAGAGTACCTGCGTCAACCAACTGGCGCATGAGCGACGTGGCCGACTTGGCAAATCCGCCAATGAGGTGGAATAGACCAAAGCCATAAGCGCCAAACCCGGGGATATACTGGTAGTGGACGAAGTGCTGACGCTTGAGTTTAAGTTCGTCGTCTTCGTTCCAGTTACGTCTGATGGACAGGACATCGTTGGTTCCTTTAATCAAAGTAACAACATACGGCAGCATGATGCCGGTCTCTTCGTCGTCAACTTCGTCTTCGAACCCTTCTAGGTTCAAGTCAACGTGGCACTCAAGCAAGGTGTAACGCTCGTCGTTTAAGTCACTAAAGCCAGTCTCTTTGTCCTTGGCTTTCTTAATGTTGTCTTCTTCGCGTGGTGGGTCCGGCAGGTCGAACTCTCGGTAGAACCCCGCTTGCTGTAACTTAATAATGTCGTTTTTAGTCTTGCGCATGACGTGCGTGACGCGATAGCACGTATCCAAGTCCGTTGTCCCGTAGGGCAGCAGAATGTCCTCGGCCGGCACAAACATCGACACCTGACGTCCCAAACTGGGATCAAAATAAACTTTCTTAAACGCTGACCCGGTGGCCGGCAGCGACCACAACATGCGCTCGTGCTCCGGGCGGAACTCTTTCATCTCCTCGGTCAGCTCAAAGTTCATATCCTCCTGCACACGGGCTGCGGCCTCCATCACCTCCGGCGTGTCGCGGCCAATAATCTTACTGCGCACCGGACCTTGGGCCGGGAACGTCTCCGTAATCGTCTCAGCCTGAAACCGCACCACCGCCTCGGTAATCATCGGGTGGAACACACCGCAGGCACCCGCCCACGGCTCGGTCCGCTCCTCCATCTGCAAGCCCAAGAGCTTTAGCCCCTCGGTGTAGGACTTCTCCCACTCCTTGCGGCTGTTCTTATCGTTGTCGATGTCCGACTCAAGGTCGTCTGCCATACTGGACATGGCGCTCTCGTCCATGTACTCGGCCAAGTTCGCATCAAAGTTCTCTGCCGTCTTCGGCTCTGGGCGCAGGCTGATCTCCATCCCGTCGATGCCAATGGTTACTTCTTCAGGATCGACGATCTCGATCTCCAAGTCCGGTTCACCTGCTGCTAATGCGTCGATGCCCATCGGGGTCTGGTACAACGCCTTGTCTATATTAGTTGCCATGATCTGCCTTTAATAGTATGCCGCTACTCGGGGACGACGGGACATTTGCTCGTCCTTCTCGTCCGTATTCAAAGAAATAAACCCGCCCTGCCGGAACCGTAGCAGTGCTTGGGTGGTCGTGTCTACAAAGTCATCGTGCTCGCCAACGGGGAAGGCAGCCATCTCCTCGATCACTTCCCGCGCCCAGCGCGTATCCGGTGCCCAAACTGTACCAGACGAAAATAGATCGGCCACAGCATTGAGCCTGACCATCTTATCGTTACCGCGACTCGGGCTAAACTCTTGGACAGGTATGCCCATCGCCCTAAACTCTTGGATGAGCGGCGCACCTGCCGCCTTTTTCTCCACAATGAACGCATCCGGGTCCCATTCCTTCCAGTGTTTAAACGCAGCCGCCTTCAGGTCAGGGAACGTCATCCGTTCTTTGAACGCGTCGAGCAAAATAATCTGCGCAGCATCGTTCTCGTCCTCATTGTAAAACACACCCCACGTCGTACAGGCCGAATAGTCCGAATTATTCTTAGTCTCGAACGCCGTGTCCCACGACTGAATAATATAGTCGCACTTCGGTGGGTCCTCGGGCTCCCAGACGCGCCAGTGTTTCCTTGAAACGATGGCCGATGTGTCTGAGGTAGGCTGCTGCATGTACTGCGCGTTCCAATATCGTGGGTCTAGCGCCGCTTTTGTTGATTTAAGCGTGGCCAACGGCCATTGTTCTGGCCATAACGACTTTTCTTTCTCGGTATCTTGGTTCAGTATGGCCGGCAACTCTACAATCTCCCACGGCTCGGCCTCGGGGTTGCGCGTCTGGTAGTCAATCAAGCGTCCGGTCAGGTCTAGCAGGCTCCATCGGGTCATAATGACGATAATCGCACCGCCCGGCATCAGTCGTTGCAGTGGACCCGTCTGAAACCACGACCAAGCCGTGTCAAACGCAAGGCGGCTGTTGGTTTTTACATCTTGTTCGGAATGGGGATCATCAATAACGAACAAGTCAGCACCACGACCAGCAAGAGCACCACCAACACCAGCAGCGTAGTACTGACCACCGGCGGATGTAGACCATTTTCCTGCTGCTTTTTGGTCGTCTGCCACTGCTGTCGCCGGAAAAAGGTCATAGTATTCCTCGGAATTGATTAGATTTCGCACCCGACGGCCAAAATCCTCGGACAAACCCGCAGTGTGGGTGCCCATAATGATCTTCTTCTCGGGGAATTTGCCTAGAAAGTATGCGGGGAACAGGTAAGACGAGAACTCAGACTTGCCCATACGTGGCGCAATATTAATAATGACCCGCTTTTTCTTGCCGGCAATCACGTCCTCGAAGATACGCGAGAGCTTTTTGTGGTGTGGCCCGATCTTAAAGCCCGGATAAACGTGCTGGGCAAACCCAAGCATCGTATCTTTGGCCACTTCTTTACCGGCGCGGGTGGCGCGTTCTTCCAGATCAGCTAGGAGTTCGGCCTTTTCTTTTGTCGAGAGCGTGGGCAGGATGGCCTGCAACGCTTTAATCTCCGCTGGGGTCAAGGAGGTCCTCGTCAGGTGTCTTGGCGTTAAGCTCTTCGATGTCTTGCAAATCTGTTACGTCGGTAATGTCTACGATCTGGGCGAAGCGGTTGAGCTTGTCTTTAATGCGCTGCTCGATCTCAGCGTCGGACATCTCCGTCTTCTTGACTTCGATCTTGTCGGTGAACAGACCGATCTCGGTTACCTTGCCTAAATAGCCCAAGGCTTTCAACCGTATATTAGCGCTGGGGTTGTTAGTCTCTTCGAGCAGCTTGGCCACCGCGTAGCCACGTAACTCTTTGGCCTGCTCAACAAACGCCCAATCGTAGGCTGTTAACATTCCAACAAGGTGCGCAACCGCAGCGGGGGTCTTAACTTGCGCCAAGGCGGTGTGGGTTGTTTCTGGTGCGGCACCGGCTACCACGGAAGTGAATGCTTTACGGGCAGCGTCAGCGCCTAGCTCGTCAGCAACGTCTTCATCATCTACCGCGCCCAAGCCTTTTAGCCATTCGGACGTTTTAACCTTGGCGTCAATAGCATCCGCCGTGCCTACCTTTTCAAGTGGCACAAACTCCGTTGGGGCTGGAAGCACCTCCGGCTCAAAATCAATCAAGTGGTCTAGCATGCGTAGGTCCTATTGCAACCTCGGTGAGCGTAATGTACACTTAAGTTTAGCGGGTGCGCAAGCATTTGCTTCTCCTTCAGTTGGGTTTATCCTAGCTTTGGTCCCGGACTCACAAGGTCTGGGATTTTTTTCGTCTGTGCAGTTGCTATTTTACTAACTGTGATTCCTTGGAATTTTTTAAAATTTACGGGGCAAGACTAAAAAATAATGAAGGGGGGTGGGTTCTGTGTTTTGCTTTAGTCTTAGCTTGCTGTAGTCTTGGATTGTCTAGTTGATAACACGAATTGCTGATTATGGTTACGAAACAGTGTTACATGGTGAGGCCGAGGGGGTCGTCAAAAAGGGGGCATGGGGGTACGGTGGGGTCGCCACAGAGCCGATTTCACCCCGATTTCAGGGTCACAGTGACCCGATTCTGTCGATCAAACGATGCCATCCGTATAATGGGTCTTGTCGATGGGGATTCGCCCCAAGGCACAATCAATTTCACAGGAGAATCACAATGACTAAAGCAAACAAGCAAGCAGCATTTAACACCCTGAACAAATTCGCTAATGCACGCGTTGCATTAATCGAGGGTTTGCAAAAGGCTGGCTATGCGACCGTCGAGGAGTGCAAGCCTATCGTCATCGAATGGGCGTGCTCTAAGACTGGCGGCGCGTTCAAAGAATCATCAACGGGCAAGGTCATGCTCGATAGCAGCCACGCCAAGTACGAAACGACCAAGACCGTAGTGCGCGATGTGATGCTAATGATCGAGGGCACTACGCGCCGCGCATCAAGTGCCAAGAAGGAAGTCGATCTGATCGAGGAAGCGATGAAGATCGTCGCCAAGATGACGCCAGCGCAGAAGAAGAAATTTCTGGCAGCGATGTAATTTTCGGGTCACCGTGACCCGTTTTTCTGGCGAGAGTTATGGGCAGGTTCTTGCCGGTGTTTCAAAACCTGTCAAATGCAACAAAGTTATGCACAAGTTATCCACATCTTGTGCGAGTTATCCACACACTTATCCACAGGAACCATCATGCAAAAACTACTCAACGCCTACCGCAACCTGCCTAGCCCATCGAACCGCGTCAAGCTGCAAACCTATCTCAACAAGCACATGATGGCCGTCTGCTTGGCGACGCCGGAAGATCAAGCCTTCCTCAAAGCCCACGAATTCAAACTCTAACCACAAGGAGAATCATCATGACTAAGACCTACGACATCTACCGCTTCTATCAAGACGACACCGCGTCTGAGCTAATCGCCAGCGACCTAACCCTCGAAGAAGCGCAAGCCCATTGCAAGCGCGAAGACACCCACGGCGAGGGCTGGTTCGACGGCTACGTCCCATCTAACTAAGGAGAACCATCATGCACCTACTCAACAAACAAGGGCAGCCCGTCAGTACGGGCGACACCGCGCGCACCCATCGCGGGGAGATCGTCATCGTCACAGGCTGGCAGGAACCGCAGCACATCAGTAGCAGCGGGAGAATCTACGTCATGAGTACCGACGGTCGCAAGCTACACCGCGAGTACTTCCCTGCGGTGTGCGGTATGGAATTCGGGTCACTGTGACCCGTTTTAATCACAAGGAGAACGCAATGCAATACAACACATTACTTGAAGCACAGATGGGCGAATACCCCGACAGCGTGGTGCTGTCCGACTCACAGATGTACGCCGCCCTAGCTGTAGCAACACCGGAGTGGGCAACAGATACCACGCCCGAAGCAGCCATCGAACAAGCCCGCGCACAGTGGGCGCGTAATGCCTTCCTGTATCGAGGCGGGGACACACAAGGGTTCTTCTATGCTTGCGTTAAGCGTGAAGATGGCACATACAGGTACGTCGGGTTCAGGTACGGAACAGAGGGCTGCGAGTACGCATCGGCGTTCCACGGCATGACATACGCACCGGAAAGAGATTAAAACATTCATCCCAGAGATTAAAAAGTTTGTCCAAGGTATCCAGTGATTAAAGATTTTTGGACACTCAAGCGGACACTTATAACCCAAGCTGGGCGTGGGTATCCGCATTACTGGGTATATTTATATATCTATTTAAAAATACTTATATATATGGGGTAGTGTCCGTATAGGTATGTTCATGTTCTTTTGTTTGGACACTTTCCTTTTGTAGCTCTCCAAAATAGATAGTTCAGCACACCGTTTCTCGTACTACCCGCGCCAGTCATAGCTTATTCGGTGTCCAGATGACTGTCCGGTTTTCTTTAATCAGTGGACACTTTTTCCCAAAAGCAGTACAATCGTAAGACTAAAACAAAATACGGGTCACGGTGACCCGATATTTCACACAAGGAGAAGTAAAAATGCAAGACGCATACAATCGCCATGCCATGATTAAAAACATCCGCGAGGGTGTCCAAGCTATCCGCCATGTGTACTTCGGCGACTACCCACGCGAACATCAACGTGGCTGGCACGTTACGATGAGCAACAAGCATGACATTCACCCCGCCGTTTTCCAAGCCATCGACCTAGCACCGCCCCACGATTGGCATCAGCTAGTCCTTGAGTACCCCTACATCAGCGAGACCGACTCAACCCGCTTGGCCTACACAAGAGATGACCGCGCTGGTATCGCTGACCGTCAGACCATCACAACCATAGGTAAATACTTGGCGCGGCACTTCGACCTGCCTGACCACATGATTCGGGAGATCGCAGCACTGTATTCGGGTGCTACCTGCAAGATACTCAACACCATGCCGGAAATGTTGGATGCTATTAAGAACGGGGCAAAGTCGTGCATGACCTTCAAGCACCGCGACGACAGCGATCACCCCTACCAAGCGTATGACCCCGCACTGGGCTGGTCGATGGCAGTGCGTATGGAAGGCACGGTATACCGAGCAAGGGCATTGATCTACACCGACGCTGATGCTACGGAAGACGCGTCTTACTTCGTGCGCTCTTACAACAAGGCCGACGACCCTAATTCGTACAGTCAACGCGATGACCTGCTCGAAGCATGGCTGAAGGGGCAGGGTATTGCCAAGCGCGATAGTTGGGACGGTGCAGTGCTGCGCTACATTGAGAAAGGCGATGAGTTCCTAGCGCCCTACCTCGACGGGATGGACAAGCATGTGACGGTGCATAAGCAACACAACAGGATGACGATCTGCAGCGAGGGCGAGTACGAGTTTGACCGACAGGACGGCAGACCGACCGACGTTTCAGGCGACTGCGAGTGTGCTAACTGCGGCGACAACTTCGACGAGGGTGACGGCTACTGGGCAGGCACGAACGGTGACGATCATATCTGTGAATATTGCCGCGACGAGCACTTTACCTACGCTTACACACGGCACGGTAACCAGTACTACATACCCAGCGACGATGTGGTGTACGTTTCGTCGCAACAGGAGTACTACCACGACCGTTACCTAGCCGACAACAATATCGTGCTGTGTATTGACACCGATGAATATGAGCACACCGACGACGCTGTGTATCTTGATCGTGAGGGTGAATACTACAGCCAAGACAGCGAGCAGGTTATCTACTGTGAACACAGCGACAATTATGAGCTAATTGATAACTGCGTCGAGTTATGTGGCGATAAGGGATGGGCGCACCAAGACGACACATGGCACTGTGAGCACGGCGATGCGTACTACCTGTGCGACGAAGTGCGTCCGTACCGAACCTTATGCGGCAAGCTAGTACACCCTGCGTATGCCTGTGACTACGCAACGACCGAACCAACAACCGAAGGAGAATAATAATGAACAAGCAAACTATTCTGTACAAGACCTTGCAGCGTGCGCTGTCAACGGCACGGCCACATGCCACAAAAACAACGGCTGACTTCACACGCTGGCTCAAGGACAACGCCAACAAAACGGGTCACCGTGACCCTAAAATTCAACCTAGCTTTTTCACCGATGCCGTGGGCAACCTACACATCGACACCCGCACCACGCCAGACCACAAGACCTTGTTCGTCGCACACGTTGACACAGTGCACCGCACCGAAGGCAAGAATCGTATCCGTAAAACGGCAACCCACTGGCACGCTGATGGCGCACAGCTAGGCGCTGACGACGGTGCTGGCTGCGCCATGCTCATGCACTTGCTACACGGCGGTGTACCCGCATACTATATCTTCACGCAGGGTGAGGAGAAGGGGGGCATCGGTGCTAAGTTTCTGGCTGACAACTATGCAGGGCTGCTCGGTACATTCGACCGCGCCATAGCGTTCGACCGCAGGGGTACGGATAGCGTGATAACGCACCAAGGATGGGGTCGGTGCTGCTCTGACCTGTTCGGTGACGCACTAGCTGACGCGTTGAATACCAACGACCTCGACATGATGTACAGCCGTGACGACAGCGGGGTGTACACCGACACGGCTGAATTTACTGAGCTGATACCCGAGTGCACGAACATCAGCGTGGGCTACCTGCACGAGCACACCGACCGAGAAAGTCTCAACGTCGAGCACTTCCAGCGCTTGGCTGACGCTGTGCTCAAGGTGCACTGGGACGCACTGCCGACCGACCGTGACCCGACGATACCCGACCCTGACAACAAGTGGGACAGCTATGACACCGACTGGTGGAACAAGGGGTACGGCCTGACATCCGTTACCGGCGTTGAGCACAAGACAGACAGCACATGGCGCAGCTATGCCGACCCAGAGACCGACCTTGTGTACGAGGCGCTGTACGACGCACGTTATGGGTTCAAGGACGAGCTACTAGACCTAGCTGCTGCCGCTGCATGGCCGGACGACCCGCAGTTAGCGCGACGCATGATGAGCAGTAAGCGGTTAACTACCCGCAAGATTGACACGATCATTGAGATGGCCGAGGCGTTCGAGTTTGCCGACACCGACGACCTGCTGCTCAATGTGTTCGACACCGCGTACCAAGAGCAGTAACAACCAGCAGCAACCAACTAAGGAGAATGACAATGAAAAAATATATGGTGAAGCACACAGTAGTCTGTGAAGTAAACGTATGGCGCACGATTGAAGCGGAGAACTACGCCGATGCGCTGGCCAAGGTAGCGGCTCTTGAGTGTCTTACTGACACAAGCACTGGGGCAGATCACGAGGTTGTCAACGACCTAGATGTTAAACAAGTTTTAATAAAGGAGATGTAATCATGACTAAAGAAGACTTCGACGACCTGCCGATAATCGAGGACACGATCACGACGACTCAAGCCGAGGAGATCATGCGCTTGCTTGAAGAAAAGCACGCTGGCACTAGCTGGATAACCGTCGCCATCGTAGCAACGAACCACACACTTCAATAAGGAGAATGACAATGAACATGCCAGATAACACAGATTTAATGAAAGAGATGGTCACCAGAATATTGACGGAAATGATTACGTCAGAGCTAACACCGCATGAGTCGATGTACGTGTTAGCGCATATGCTGGCCAGTGGATTCTTTGCAGATGAGTTGACCAGAGACGAGGCAGCAGCACGCTTCGCTACCGTGACGGATATGGTCTATACGAAACTAGAAAGCATGGGGGTGTGACATGAGAACACTAGACCAATTAAAAGCACACGCCTTGGCCATTGCAGAGATGCACTTTTACTCTGACGTTGCCGATGCTACACCGTGGGAGCCGTTCGAGCACCACGACGCTGAATGGATAGAGGCACAGGTAGCCGACATGGCCGACATAATTACCTACGCTATGGTCTGGGCGCAGGAGGGGTCGCTGACATGACGTATAAGTACCTGCTCGTGTCACCGCAGCGCAAGATAGATAGCGTGCTCAACAAGACGTTCTTCTTGCGTAATGCGGACAGGCTCGCTGTGCGTAACAGCATACGGGCTCAAAAGAACAGTAACCGCATAGCTAAGATTAAGGAGGCGACACACAAGCGCTTATGGGGTGAGCTACTGGTACATCTCAAATACGAGATGAGTAACGCCAAGGTCGGGCTGGCCTATGTAAACAAACACCCGACACCAGAGCGCATCGCTGCGTTCGAGGCGTACATTAGCTTGATGGCCAACCTCGCGCTCAAGATGGAGAAGCAGCGCGTGGGGTTGCAGTACACCCCTAGCCAGATAGCCAAGGAACGGGGGCTGCCCAACAACGGCGGCCACTGGACTGACTGGGTGAGCGCGGACAAGAAGCACACCATCACGGAGATGTTCGCCGAGATACCGCACCAGCCCAAGACTAAGCGCAAGGTTCCGTTCCCCCGCACCCTACGCCCTGATAAGAATGTTGATAGTCAAGGGCGCACCGCCGCGCAGCGCAAGCTGCTCGACCGCACAGAACGGCAGCTACAGATCGAGTTGGTCAAGCACAGCGTCGAGGCAACCGATGTCAGGGAGAAACGCATCAAGCGCATGCAGACAGCGATCCGCATGATTAAAGAACTTAAACCCACAGACTATGTGCCTACGACATGGAACGGTCTGTTCTCGGAGTATAAATAATGGATGAACTTAGTAGGCGAGCGTTCGTGGTTATCTTGGTCGGCGCAGCAGTAGTACCTGCGCTGTTGTTTTTATGGCTGGTCTTATCGGGAGTTATATGATGGACTGTGATGATTGGGTGAGCGTAGTAGCGGTGCTGTGCATAGCGGCAGCGTGTATTTTATTCTTCAAATGAGGAGTGTCAAATGCTTGACAAGGGGTAGTTATTGGATTATTTTACAGTTTAAGGAGGAAATTATGAATCAAAATATTAACAAATCCACACCGTATGACACGGGGAAAGTGAAAATAGGGTTGTTTTACGAGCAACCGAAACAGTCCTTGTCCCGTGACGATATGTACCTGCAAGATATGCTGTTAGGCGCAGGTGACGAGCTACTACCGCCGCGCTCGTTCCCGTGGTTCGACGTTGTAGTGTACATAGCGGCTGCGCTGGCACTGGCAGTACTTATCTTTTAAGGAGGGGTCATGCCCGACATAAAAACAGCGCTCAAAGAAGCGCTTCAAAGGAAAGCAAATCAAATGCACCAAACACCACCCGCAACAGCCGCAGCAGTAAAACAAATCATCGCTCAGTGGGATGACACTGAGCCAACAACAAAGGAGAAGACCATGCCCTACGAGCCGCCAGCAACACAGAAGTTCACCGATATTAAAACATCAACAAATTCACCCGTTACCCTTACCGTGTTCAACTACCTGCGGGACAAGGGCGGCACTACCCGCGCTGACGTACTTAGGGTCATGACTAAGCAGGGGTTCCGTGAATCGACGGTGAGCACGCTGCTCTCGCAACTAGTGGTGGTAGGGCAGGTGTCCAACACGGGCGGTGTGTATAAAACCATCGTGCCTGAGTACAGACCCTACAACATCAAGAAGGCACGCATAGCAAACAAGGCAACCGCCAAGAAGATAGCCAAGGCAGCAGGCATTGCCGCGTTACCCCCGCAAGCTACGCCCAAGAGTCGGCCTGTGATTAACCCTGTACCTGCCCCTGCTACGGCCACCACCATGCTCGACGACGACATCGACCTGATACTGAAGCGGCTCAGTGTGTTCCAAGCCATCGCCCTGTACAAGAAACTCAAGGTCATGCTCGGGGAGGCGGTATGAAAGACATGATCTATATCATAGGGATAGTTCTCGGTGTGGGGTTTGCGTTCAAGGTAGGTAAGATCGAAGGGACTACACAAGCGCTTGCTGCCGCTGCGATCATTACCCCTGTGCCTGAAGCTAGCCTTGAGAAGCAGTGCATAGCGTGGTTCTTTGACGCTGATTTAAAGGCTGCCAAGAAACATATGTGCGGGGGTAAGAATGGAAGATAAAGAACTGCGTGATGTGTTTGCGATGCAAGCACTAAGTGGGATGCTGGCCAGTGGTAGCTGGTTGACTAGCCGAGGGTGGGAGACACCAGAGCAGATGACTGCCGACTATTCACGCGAAGCGTATCTGTTTGCAGATGCCATGCTGAAGGAGAGATCGAAATGAAAAGCAAAGATACTACAGGGCGGTGGACGATACAGAAACCGCACAAGTTGTTTGACTACATCCGCGAGATGTACAACCTGAAGACCGATGCCCAGTTAGCGCACATCCTGAGCGCACGTAGACCAATGATAAGCAAGATACGAAACGGTCTTGTGCGTCTCCCGCCTTCACTGGTCATCGCTATACATGAGCAAACAAATATCCCCGTGGCCAAGATCAAGGAGATGAGCAAATGAGCGACGAACCTACCGTAGAGAGGCTGCCTGTTACGCCTGAGATGCAGCGTGCATACGATGCGATGTTGATTAAAACCTTCCGTGAAAACAAGAGAATGACGGAGCTAGGTAATTGGCTCGCACCGTGGGGCATAGACCTACAGAAACATGCCTTGAAACGATGTCCTAAAAGTGTGTACTGGCCGGAGCGTGTGCAAGAGATGGTCGGTAGATACATGCGGACACTGGCAGACAGGTTGTGGGACACAGAGAGATCGCAGGATGTAGCTACGCTGAACTGGATGACCAAGCTACAGATAGGTAAGGCTGACACTAAGTGGGACAACGAACGGGCTAGGATGGTGCGCGAGTCCAACACTAATCGAAAGTTTGCGGGCGTCTTGCGGGAACAGTACGAAGGACAGAAACGCAGCAATCAGTGGAAGGTAACCAAATGAAAGACGAGATAGATATATTTGTAGAGAAGATATACAACAGGCCAGCAACAGAGCAGGACTATGTGTTCGCAAGGTTAGTACGTGGGGCAGAGCGCGTCGCTTGCGCTGATTGTTGTGAACACGAAGCAGAGTATGGCCACAACAAAGACGCACAGATCGGCGCAGCTAACTGTGCACTGGCTATCTACGGGAGGGACAAGAAATGACACGAGATGACATTATCCGCATGGCGCGGGAGGCTGGATTTGAGTCGAACTCATTGGGTATGACTTATACAAGCGGATCGCTTTTAGATTTGCTTGAACGCTTTGCAGAGTTAGTCGCAGCAGCAGAGCGCGAGGCGTGTGCTGAGGTATGTGAACTGATGTATGACTATGGGTGGTTAGATGCAAAAAGGTGTGCAAGGGAAATCCGCGCAAGGGGGCAGGTATGAATAACAACCAATCGGAGGGGAAAGAATGAGCAGCCTGTGGATTAATTGGCGCTTTGGTGCGCGGCATTTACAAATTGGGCCTGATCGTCCGTGGGTTACGTTTCGCGTAAACCCGTTTTGGGTGGAAAACAAACCTACTAAATGGTTTGAGGTGCATTGATGAATAACGACAGAGAACTATTGCAGCAGGCGTTGGATGCGTTGCAGGGAAATTGGCGAACCGATGAAAGCGATAAAGCAATCGAAGCACTACGCGCCAGACTAGCGCAGCCTGAGAACGACTTTAATCCAGATTGGGACGCAATGGCAGTCATGGTTGAAGAGCAGCAGCGCATGGCAAAGCGGATTGAGGAACTCGAAGCTCGACTAGCGCAGCCAGAGCAGGAGCCGGTGGGCATTAACAAAGTTATTATAGATTCAATACGTGATTCGTCGGAAATTGTAGCGCCGCCAAAGCGCGAATGGGTTGGGCTGACTGATAATGAATATGAATTGATGGCAGAAAAACGCGTTACGAACTATTTTTTTAATACTTTAGATTATGCCCATGACATCGAAGCCAAGCTAAAGGAGAAGAACAATGGATAGACAATGTTCAAGTTGCGGCGGGTTCTGCAAGAAATCAGGGTGCGAGCGTGAGAACGTGAAGCCTGAACCGGAACCGGTGGCGTGGCGATTCCACGATAGAAATATGTGGTGCTATGTAGACCACTTGACTGACCTGCCGCAGGATAAATTTAAGCCACTTTACACCGCCCCGCCACAGCGCGAATGGGTAGGGCTGACTGATGATGAGCTTCATGCTTTGCATTTTGAACTTAAAGTTCAAACAATGGGTGGGATTAATACTTTGGGTATGTACCGAATATTAGAAGCCAAGCTAAAGGAGAAGAACGGATGACTGACAGAGACTTGATGCAAGAGGCGTTGGATGCGTTGCAGGGAAATTGGCGAACCGATGAAAGCGATAAAGCAATCGAAGCACTACGCGCAGCACTAGCGCAGCCTGAACCGAAGCCGGTGGCGTGGATGTTGACAGAACTTGATGGCACTCCATTGATTGATTGTGGCGATTTGGTTGTTAAGCAGCGCCC